TATTTCTGCTACTTTGGCATTCTTTTCTTCAAGTAATGACTTATGAACTAGGTATTTATGTTCGCTTGCATTTACTTGCGTTAGTAACGAGGCTTGCGAGTTGTAACCCGCTACAAATGCATCTATTACTTGCATAATGCTCTTATAGTCTCTCTTTAACCATGTCAATTGCGGTTGAGAGGCTTTGCTTCTAAGAGTCAGCCTAACGCCTACAGTTTTCGTGTAATGGACAACTTCTTTCTTGATCAATCCTTGTTTCTGTAGAAAGTTTATTATCCTAATTTTACTGTAACCGTTCTTAGTGGCAGGAACTTCGATAGCTTCAAGGTTACAATCTGGGCATTCATAATCCATAACAGGGTTATCATTGATCATAACCTGTATCTGCTTCAATACCGCTTTCCTATGGATCGCTTTCAAGTTCAAAGCATTCGCAAAATCTGGGTTTGCAGTAGGTGCAAAGTATGTTTTATTTTCTTCCATTATTTCGATCCAATTCTTCTGGTTATGGAGTCTAACAAACTCTTCGCCTTCCACGTCAAAATAGCCAAATTTACATCTATCTTGTGCGATCTTAATTGCTTTATTTGTAAGCTTTCCTAGCTTCTTAGTCTTAGCCATTGTGTGATCCTCTCTTGAGAGAGAGGCACATTACATGGTGGCAAGCGATTAAAGTTAGTTAACTGAGATGGCTTTTTTATCAAAATACTCTTCCGCTTTTTTACTATTGAAATTTAGAAAGTATTTTTTTTCCCGTTCTACTTTGTCCATGTAACAATCAAAGGCTAATTTTTTCGCCTCTTCATATCCATGATTAAAAGTTTCAAAATAACGACCCGATCCCGTTCGCATAGTCCAGTTTTTGTAGCCTTGAATTTCTCCGTCCTTATCAGTAGTAGTGGATAAGTCCCAGATTACAAACTTGAGATCACCAGACAAAACCAAACAAAGAACGATCTCAACCTTGTGCCATTCTCCAGTCCTCAATTCACCATGTTGATCGATCCAGTCTGAGATCAATTCGTTTTTAACTACGGTGGAATCTATCATGTAACGATCTGATTTTGGAGGGTACATATAAGCTCCAGTTTCTGCTCGCCACCATGAAATATGCCTCATCTCTCTTGTGATCGGTATCTCACAACGTAGGCAAGAAATAAGGTTAAAAGTTAGTTGTTTTCACTTTCTCTATATCGTTCAAAAAATTCCTCTTCTCGTGCTTTTACTCGCTCTATTTCTGGGATTGATGCTTTACGCTCTCTGATTGTATAGCGTCCGTCTTGACCTTGTTTATATACCCAGTAAATACCGCTATCCGTGTTAAAAACAATGCGATCCAAGATATCAATATCAGACATAAAAAGCCTCTTCATTCTCTTGCCTACCTTGACGAGATACCGATCGTTGATGCGAGAGAATCCGCAAAAAGTGCCGATCGGTTGCCACTCGCTCGCTGATTCCGTAACTCACCTTAAGATCAAAGCTTGACGGCACGCCTCGAGTGGTAGGTCTAAACGCTCGTTTTCGCTGTTGGTGATACATAGCGAAAAGTCGTGGCAATGTAGCCTTGCAGGATTAGTTAAAATCAGAGCTAATGGTCGGGATGCATGAAATCTGCACGATTGCCTCGCCAAAATTGCACCTACCTGCGGATTAAGGTTAGAGTAATAAGCCGAGATTTGACAGTAGTGGTACCAACTCGACACTCGTTCATACGTTTTACCCTCTGAAGGCTATGGTTTAAAGACTGAGAAAAACGCTCCCAAACTCAGTCTGTTTTGTTGCTGTTGAGATACATACTATCAGGTTGTAAAGTTTAGTCAAGAACAATCTATAACACCAACGAAAACAATAGTTTACAGAGAGCGAGATTTTCCTGGAAACAGCAAAAAACGACCAAAAAACAGCACGAGAAATACCTGTATTGTATTTCTATAGAGATAACAGCAACAAAAACAATGACTTAACTATTGATTTTATTTAATTTTTATTTATTTTTAAATATACTAGAATATAGTAGAATATGGCTCAAACACTAGGGAAACAAATAGTTTTAAATACGATTTGTATACAATGTGCAAACGTGTCCACATCGGGTACCCGTAATGTTATAACATAACAACATTGTTGGCATGGTTTTTGCATTACGTTAGGTTAGTCCAGGTTATTAAATGTTACCTATATGTGCAGCAAGTAACATGACCTAACCTATGACTATGCTAGGTTACACGATGTTACATGACATTACTTGACTAAACTTATGTGAGTGTGATCGACTAAGGTTATGTGAGTGTAACTGACTCACTATGAGTGTGATCGACTCACCCTATGGGTGTGCTGGTGGGTGGGTTGGCCTAAACGTAGCTCAATACATGGGTCCGAATCGTATTTTTTAGGGTTCATTTCGGTGTGCGTTGTTGACTTTATATACGTCTTACTATATGGTTATGGGTACTGTGGGTATAAAAATAATAGATATCGCCTCCTACATACCTTAAATCAAGCGAGAAGGACACTCCTATGGAAGAAGATGATGGCAATAGAACGTGTACAGTTTGCGATGGTCCCTTTGACATTATTGGAGAGGGCGGTATAGATGGATATATAGGAATTTTATCAGTAGCGTTCTGCCCTACTTGTTATGCAGGAATTGTGGATATGGTAGAACAACTACATGGATTAGATGATGACAAGTAAAGAATGGATAACGCCAGATATATTTTTTAAAAGGTGTTCGGTAGCGTTTGGTAAGTTTGATTTAGATGTAGCGTCAGATAAAAATAATGCAAAATGCGACCTGTACCTGACAGAGGAAGACAATGCTTTATCTATCAACTGGTCTAAGTACATATGGGAATCATCGCTTATCAATACTAAACTTATCTGGTGTAACCCTCCCTACCATAAATTAATCTCTTGGGTATCGAAATCCATAGAGGAAGCAGAGAGAGGTTGCACTGTAGTTATGTTATTACCTTGGGGTAGATGGGCGAAGTGGCACGAATTGATAGTCAGACACGCAGAAATGGTGAGGGTAGTGGGAAGGATACAGTTTGAACTAGATGGAAGAACTCCAAGTAATGCTCCCTCTTGCAATATATTAGCAATAATAAGACCTACGATAGAAGGATTCCGCTTTCCTACAGGGTTTACTAATTCGGAGATAGACGCAAAATGAGTAATTATCTAGTAACAGGGGCATTTGGTTTCATTGGATCACACTTTGTAAATAAGATGTTGAAGGAAAACCATAAAGTTATTGGAATTGACTCCATGTCCACGGAATCTGATTTCTCTCTCAAACAGGAACGTCTTCACTTTCTGAACAACGCTGTCAAATACCTAGATAACAGTAATAAAAATCCTAGAGATTTTATGTTTATGGGGTTGGATTTGTCGGAAACCAGTTCAATAGACAAACTTGGTGAGTTGAACGAGAAATTGAAGATAGATGCAGTCATTCATTTGGCAGGTAGTGCAGGAGTAAGGCGTTCCAACGAGGAACCTGGTAAGTATATACGAAATAATGTGATGTCTACAGTAAATTGTTTAGAATTTTGCCGAAAATTTTCAGTCCCCAAATTTGTATTAGCTTCCACTTCGAGTATATATAGCGGTGCGAAGATGATTCCATTCATGGAACATGACAAAATAGGGAATATGTTGTCGGTATATGCGGAGTCAAAGAAGATGGCTGAAGAAGTCGGCTCCGTATATCACCGATTTCATGGGATTGATGTCTCTATATTGCGTTTCTTCACTGTATATGGAGAAAAAGGCAGACCTGATATGAGTGTTAGCAAGTTTATTGACTGCATCAGCAACAACAAAGAACTGACAATGTACGGAGATGGATCGCAATCAAGGGATTATACCCATGTACAGGACATTTGTGAGGGAATACAGAAGTCTTTGATATCCGTTGGATGCGAAATATTCAATTTAGGTAGAGATGAACCAGTCAGTGTCAAGGAAATTATAGAAAAACTAGAGAATATTATAGGGAAGAAGGCAAGTATTCGCTCTGAACCTAGACATTCTTCCGATATAGACTGCACCAATGCCGATATATCGAAGGCGAAACGTATCTTAGACTGGACACCGAAGATATCCATTGACGCTGGATTAAAAAGAGTATGGGAATACTATGGAAGATAGGTTTAATACACTCCTCGATGAGATGAAAAGGATCAACAGAGAGAAAAGACACGACTACGCTAACAAGAAAGATGTCTTCGCTAACTTCAGAGTATGTGAGTTGGGTGGTATTCCAGCTTGGAAAGGCTGTGCGGTACGCTTATCCGACAAGTTTAGTCGGTTAATGGAGTTTATGAAGACAGAGAAACTGAAAGTGAAAGATGAAAAGATAGAAGATACCCTCCTTGATCTAGCTAATTATGCCTTAATTACCCTTATTCTATACCAAGAAAGTAAAGACCGACCTAAATAGTCGCATTTCATTAATTATATTTCTTGCATTATTTGCACTTCTGTGGTATAATAGGAGTTCGATGGCGAAAGTTTAACGAAAATTGGAGTAAAATGTGGCAAAATTAAACAAAAAGACTGGATTAGAGCCTAGAGAACAGAGATTTGTAGAGAACTATCTGGAAAATGGTGGAAATGCCACAGATGCTGCTAAGAAAGCAGGATATTCTGATTCCTATTCCAGAAATGCTTCCAAGAATATATTGGGAAAACCTCGTATCAAGACCTACCTAGAGAAATTCTTCTCCAAACAAGGTATATCGGAACGTATGCACAGAGCATATATGCGTTTAGACCAAGCACTAGATGCCACTAGGCCTATGAAATTTGGTGTTGGTGCAAATATGACTGTCGAACACGTAGAAGATTGGCCTTCTAGGTTAGATGCTATCAATAAAATATTAAAGATTAAAGGGGATTTCTCTCCAGAGCAACACGAACACGTTTTCCAAAGTATGTTTGAAGGGAAAAGTGAAGATGAGAAACAACAAATACTAGACGAAGCAGACCAAATACTGCGTGATGCACAAGATAAACCTGA